GCTTTTTGAGTCATACCAAGAGTTTTACCTGCCCAGAATGCTTCCTTTTCCCAGGGAATAGCATGAGGCATATCTTTGTAAGTCTTCGTAGCAATATCCTGCCAAATCTTCGGAACATCATCTTCATTATGAATGATGGCGATCATATTATTTTCAATCGAACCAGCCATACAGTCTTGGGCAGCATGCCATCCTTCATGACGCATCACACTCATCAGAGTACTAGGACGATGCATAAAAGCGCGATTCAGAAAAAAGTTATTAGAAACAGTATGATAAACTCCCCTATGTCCGATAGGAAAATATTTTGAATCTGCTAGAAAAACTTCAACTCCGATCCGATCAAGAGAGGAGAGAATTGAGTTGAACTCGTTAGTAACAAAACCAAAATCACTATTGGGATACTCAGCATCAATATCTGAGATACTTTTGACTTTATTGACTCCATCAGTACACTCCCTAAGTAGCATACATCCCATAGCATCCATAGTATGATATCCCTTAGTGATTTTATCAGTAAAAGAAACAGGATTATCTAATTCTGGATGATGTGCTTTTGCTGGAACTGTCATTCCATGTGCTGAACCAATCAATAACCCAGCAATAATTACATTTTTAAGATTCATAATCTTCTCGGTTGTCCGAATAATAGAGAAAGTTTACTACACAGCGAAGTTTTTCGTCTGTACAACTACTACCTGTGTGTTTGAGAAGTGAATTAAAGATAACCAGACGGTTCTCTACACTTTCAATTTTTGTCCCATCTTCAAATAAGGTATACCCATCATTTGAATTTACATAATATATAGCATTATGTGCAGGATTCTTCAATGTAGGATCATCTACATGAAATCCGTGAGTTATAATTTCAGGAGTCTGTAGATTTAAATTTGCCTTGATTCTTTTTATAGACTTAATACCCAATTCTGGATGATATATGATAGGCAAAAATAAATCAAATTGAGGACCTTCTGGTCTAAAATCTTTATAAATCCAACTTGAGAATTGAAGATTCTCTTTGCTATCACAATGAATCCAACTATCAGTTAAGATAGGACTTATAAACCAAGGAAATATACTATTCTGAAACATAGAATCATATATTAATCTATGTTGTTCCTCAGGTAAAAAATTATCAAATATCTTTATCATCTTGTAGACTTTCCATAGTATAACGATACCCATCTTCTAAAACGGTATCATGAAGATTAGCAATATCTTGAAGACCTTCTACTGAATACCATGGTGCTGTTTCCCAGTCAAATCCTTCTCCAAAGGTGTTGTCCGCATTGACAATGTACCAATGGCAAGATGTATCAGGAACATCAACAGCACAATTACTCCAATCATCGGACCATTGAGGTACTTGAACCCAAAGAGTTACGGCGAGTAAAATATTTAGAAAACTCATTTGATAAATTTTTTGAATACAAGAAGAGCACCAAGAATAATAATTACAAATGCAACATTACTCGCAGTTAATGCTGAAGAATCCCCAACTTTAATCGGACCTACTTCTAAGTCTGATGGTTGAGTTATAGTTTGCTCGATCATTAGACGATCGATGCTCAGATCTTCTGGAGCATTGATAGTAATTTCTTTTGTCATTTTTTCCAACCCCCTTTCAGTACCCACTCATCATGATATTGATTCTTCCAATTCTTACCAATTCCGTAAGATGGTTGAACTACTTGCTCAATATATCTCCTGTTCTCTTGAGCAACACTAAGACTTTTAGTTTCTAGAGTTCTTACTCTACCATCAACTTGAGATGCCCACCATATGGCACCACCAAGTTGAACAGCAAGAAATGAGATAACAGCAAATGGAATTTTTAAGTCTTTCATGACAAATCATCAACTAAAGTTCCAAGTGCTCTACGAATTTCGCGGAGTTCTTCAAAATTCTTTTGTTTAGTACCACCATCATACTCCCAAGCGTATCCTTCGTCAATCATTTGTTCGTTCAGGGACACATCAGCATCTCCTATGTACAACCAACCGAGAAGGCGACCATACTTGCCCATACCACCAACAAGCTCAGTACGGATAACAAGATCGTCATCCCCAGTAATGGCACCATCCAACTTCGCTTTGAGCCAATTCGTTGCATCGATCCCAAGCTCCTTTTCTTCTAAGTCTCTTGTTCGCTTTTCTGGAGTATCCACACCTGCCACACGGACACGCTCCTTCTTATACAAGTCAAATCCCAAATCAATAGTTACATCAATGGTATCACCATCAACAACTCTGTTTATTTCAATCACGCGGAAGTTATAACATGACTTCCTACTTGGCGGAATCATCGCTCCCATAACCTTAGTCCTAATTTTTTTTTATTTATTACAATGCTATCCGTTTACAATCATGCATTAACTGGATTATTATTCTCATCATGGCGTTGATACGCCGCTGGTGTTACTGGATTATTATTCTCATCATGTCTCTGATATGCTGCTGGAGTCCTGGGACTATTATCAGTATTACGAGCCTGATAATCTGCATTAAAATTCTTATAGGTTACAGTAGACCAACCTTCAGTTCCTGCAAATTGTTGAACTTCCGTACTTCCAGGTTGTGGGTCTACTGGATTGTTATTTTCATCGTGGCGAATATAAGCCATTATATCACTCTAATGATTTGTGCTCTACCTATTTATTCACTTCATCATCAGTATTAATTTTTTCCAATCCAGTAAGTTCTATTACTTCATCTACAACTTCCTTTTCAGGTGCTGGAGGAGGATCAGGTTCATTCATTTCACTAAATGCCAGAGTCATAATAGTGTATATGTAATAAGCTACTCCTATAAGGAGTATCACCAAACTCCAGATGATACTCCATGTGACACCATTAGGATCTTCTAGTGGTCTGAGAAATAGGTTCATGTTCTTGATACCCAATAGTTTTAACTGTGACTCCTAGATCACTTACATCTGGGGGGAATGGATCACGATCCTTCTCTCTTACAGTTAAGTGATCAGGATCAAGGATCCTAATCGCTTCTGCAAGTTCTTGGAAGTGCTGAACCTCATCATTCATAATCTCCCAAATCTTCTCATCTTTTGGAAAACGAGTTAAGTATTCTCCATATGTTTCTGCTGCATGAATCTCTACTTCGTAGGAGAGATGGTAAGCAGCGCGAGGAGCCACCCAATAATAAACCACATTGACCCAATAATAGATAAGGACGAGGTGTCTGGCAAAAAAGCGATCAATCCAATAAGAATTACCGCCCCTAGATTCCATGTACTCCAGATGTTCTGTTTCATTGACGCTCTGCTCGAAGTGTTCTTTCATCAAATAAATGTGCCATTGACCTCGCAAACCTAAAGATTCACGAAGGTGTAAGACACTTAAAAACGCAAAATATGGTGCCCGAGCAATTTCCTCAAGCACCCAAAATCTTTGAAAGTCTCTTCCTTTATACAGGAAGTCTATAATTGATACTGTAATATTTAAAGTAATCTGGTTAAATTTTTCCATAACACTATTACTTGTGTTTTTTGTCAAAAGGTTCCCAATGCTCCCATCCATATTTGTGAACTGCCCACATTCCAAGAATGGGAACAAAGACCAATGCTATACACATTGGTCCTAATGTATATGGGTTATTTAAAGCCCATGCGGCAAAATGCCCTGCGTTGTGAATCATTCTACATGAATTGTTCCGATCATACCTGCTCCCTCATGGGGACCACAATAGAAAGTATAGTCACCTGCTTCAGGAAATTCAACATCGAACTCCTCACCAGGCATCATTGCTAGGGCTTCATGACCTAACTCAGGGTGATCTTTAATCAATACATTATGGGGAGGAAGCATGTTGTTCACAAAGTGAACTGAATCTCCAGCAGAAATTGTAAGTTCTGATGGTTCAAATACTAAATTACCACCAGCACCCATCATGACATCTACAGCCCAAGCAGGTGTAGCAAGAAAGAGTGTAGCTAACAGCGCAAAGAAAAACTTCATCTATTCGTTTATCGCTGCAAGTATTTATTTCAAAAATACGCAAAATTACTTATTGTGTTGATTTACACACTAGGTTTATATTCCTCTACATTGAAGTTCATTGAGATTACCATCCTCTTTTTATCAGTCTTAGGAACCTCATGCATTAATACAGATGGAAATATGACAACCATTCCAGGTTTAGGATTAATCTCAAGTTCTCCTTCAAAAATAATTGGAGAACAATCTTCTTCTACATCAATATAATAAACACAGGAAAATGAATTTGGAAAGTGATCATGTGATTGAGCATAATCACCTCCTTCATATTGCATTAACCACATATTCAAACAAAGAAATTCAAAATGTTTATAAAGGTGATTTATACAAATATACTTACATTGAGTGATAATCCAATCAACAAAAAATTTAAACCTAGGGTCATTCTGAACAAACCAACCACTTCTCCAAGTAGTGACTACATTTGTTCTTATTGACTCTGGGTTCTCTTCTTTATATTGCTGAAATAATGGTATTAACTTCTCATTTATTTCAGAGTATGTTGGTGGAACATAATGAAAAATGGGAAACGATTTTGTGACTTTAGAGATACAAAAATCATCACAAGGAATCGATTCTGTATTCACATAATTAAATATCATCTTCTAAACTTTTTAAATACTCAGTCCACCAATCTGGATCTTTTTTCATTCTCCACTTTGGAACTGGTACACCCCTATCTACAGTGTAATACTCGTAAAGAGCATCATCGATAGTCTGTGCGATTTCCATAGTCCTCTTCCTCTGCATCAACATCCTCATATGGGTTTGCCACAAAGGGTCCTCGTTTTCGTGAAGGTTCTTTTCTGACATAATCCGCTTCATAGTTTACAGCAGACATCCATACGGCAATCTTCATTACTATGTAGATCACAACTAAAGGTACGAAACACAGAAGAAGAGTGAATGAATAATTCATAGATCCTCATCAGGAAACTGAGTTCTAAACATTTTATCTGCATTTTCAATTTCGTTTTTTCTGCTTTCAATAGCAGCATCAACATATCCTCTTCTATATTCCCAGGTTTGACCACCGTCAACACCTTTCTTTGGATTGATGCATTGATTATTTCCATATGGGTTGCAAACAAGTCCAGCTAAATCTAATTCACTAGAATCTGAACTTGCACCCGTACCCCTCCAAACATGCTTACCATTAATCCATGTGGCTCCACATTTGGGACATTCTTTCCTATCCAGTTTAAGATCGGAAAAACTTTGATCAGGATCAGTCATTACTGCAGTATCCTCTATTTACATTAGTAGTATAGTCCTATTTACCACTTTTGTCTGTGCCATATAGCTACAAATTTTTAATTTTGGTTACTATCGCAACCATCTTTCATAGAAACAGCTAGATCACCACCAATCTCAGCACCTTTTTCCTGACTGAATATTGCAACCCAACCAGCTGCCAACCATCCAATGTATGGAATACTTAAGACAGCAGGAGCAGTAGCAGCACCTATAGTAGCACCAACTTGTCTACCTGCATTTTCTCCGCCACCTTCCGCCTTGATACATGCTAATTTTTCGGCACTCAACTTTCCCACATCACCTCCACCCATATGGCGGGCACCATCCATAGTGTATTCTTCTTTGAAGGTGGTAGTTGTCTCACCACCTATACCAAAGACTCCATTCTTTTTATCAACAAACTTTCTAACACCTAAAACTTTAGGGTCATTAGAATTATACTGAATTCTATAACCATCTTTATGAGCTTCTACAATATAGGAGGTATAGTCACCAACAGGTAAATTGATAACTGGCAGTTGAGAACGACTCATCAAATGACCTAGGATTCCAATATGTGCAAATCCAAATGCCGCTGCTGATCCTAATACCGCCCATTTGTAGTTCATAACATCACATCGTGTACTTTTCGTCTGACTTTGCTGGTCCTTTAGGTGCTGGTGAGTTTCCGATTTGAAGTGGTGCTTGCTCAATCCTAATCGTTTGAGCAGGAGCAGTTTGTGATGCTGCAGCAATTAACTTCTCCATGTCTGCTTTACTCACACCACCTGCAGGGGCACTACCACCATTAGCCTTATTCTTTGCTGTCTGAACCCCGAATGTAGCTAAAACGCCCGTAAAAACGCTGGCTATGAAGGTGGGGTCGATCTTTCCTTGTGGGAAACCAGGAATGGTCACATAGTTAAGAGTTAGAATACCACCAGACCAAACAAGAATACCTAAACGAACAAAGGTTGAAAGAATAGCAAGGTGTTCTTCAGAGTCACCTGCCTTTTCCTTCAATTTTTCAAGAGCACTCTTCTTTTTCGGTTCTTCCGTTTTAAGTTCTTCTTTCTTTACTTCTTCGGGCATAGAAGTCTAAGCAACTGTTCTATATAGCTCAGGGGAACTGTATAGGAAGACTAGATCCACCAACTGGTCCAGATTCACCCAGAGGTGCAGTATTACCTAACATATCAGGCAATGCACCAGCAATTGCTTCTGTTGCAGCAGCAGTAATTTTTTCTTTAGCTCTTTCAACCATGGCATCTTTGTTTACATAAACATATGCCCCACCTGCAACTACAGATAGAGATACAACGCCAGAAAAAAGCGCAATTAAGTTAACGAGTTTTTGCATGATAAACTCCAGTTATCAATCTATATATCAAACTGACTTTCTTCTCCGAAGTATTCCAGAGACAAAATGTCATGTTCATCAGTATTAGGATCTAACCATTCATCAAATTCACATTGAATAGAATACGCAGATTCTATATCTCCAGAATCACAGTGATAATGAATTTGGTCTATCGCCCAATCATGATTCTTCTTCAGTATTTTTGCTAAAGTTACCATAGTCCTTACGCATATACCTTCCAAGAATATTACTATTATAGTAGGCGGGTATACCGCTGTCAAGTGATTCTTGTAACACATTATTTAGGAATAACTGCTTAGTTTCCTCAAAGTTACAAGTTCCTTTAGTTTTATGCAGACTCAATATTTCTCTACTGAAGAACTCTTTGCCATACTTTTTGATGTCTTCTTTTAACTCAGGACAAGAACCATAATACTTTTTCCAATCAGATTCTTGCTTTACTTTTCTTTTCTTCCCTGGTGGTTTTCTAAACGACCAAAAATACTTTCGCCCAATGTATTGTCGTTGGTTGGACTTATTGGTAATGAGATAAACAAAGCCAAAGTAGTCCCCAACATCATCACTATCAAAAGTTCGTTCCAAGTATATCCAAGGATTCTCATAACTCATACTATAGCTTAATGTCTTAGAGCTCTTATTTATCTCCAAACCTAACAAACAGATCCTACTTACGGAATCAAGGTTTGTCAAGCCCTTGATAAATAATCAATAAAGCTGTATACTATGGCAGTCTACGTCAACAATATTACTATTAACACGGGGGAATATTTTTCTAGAGATTTTTATCTAGATGATAGTAATGGACCTCTAGATCTAACTGGATATACAGCAGCATCTCAAGTCAGAAAGCATCCAGAAAGTTTAAATGCAGCTGCGACTTTCAATGTTGGATTTATAGACAGGGCGAACGGAAGAGTAAGAATATCTTTAAAATCAAGCGATAGTGTAGATATTAAACCTGGTCGGTATGTCTGGGATATGATGTTTACAGATACTACAGGTAAGAAAAGTATTGTTATAGAAGGTAATGTACTGGCAACTGAAGATGTTACACCATCGTGTGTTGTTACTTCTTATGCAAATGAAGAGATTGGATTTATTTTAGAAGCAAACGGATTTGGTCCTAATGTAACTGGTACATCAATTACTATTAATGATATCAATGATTATGGTATAGTTCGTCTAGGATTTGTCAATGGATGTCAGACATTAGATAACGCTGTATCTCTTATAAGAAATACGGCATATAAAAATAGTCTGGTTCAATATCTTCAACGTGGTGGAGTTATATGGGTAAATAATGAATGGTTTACACAAAATGGTTGTGGAGATGAGGCAGGAATGAATGAGATATTGATAGGTCTTGGCTCAGAAATTAGACAAGATAATGTAGATGTGGCATTGCAGATCTTCATGGACAGATCAAATGATAGTTCAGTTGTAGAATCGAACTTTCCCATTGAATTATATTCTAATGCCAGCGGAACCTTCACTGGCGGAACACCAGTTTATGCTGTAGGTGCTCAAGTAACTGTTGCTTATGAGAAAATTGGAGCTGGAATATTATATGTAAGTGCAGATACTAATACTTTTGATCTTCCTACTTTTGAGGGGAAACCCACTGATTTTGCAACTGTGGGGCAACAATTATATTCTGCTCTCCGTAATCTAGTTCTAAATAGTTAAAAAAGATGGCAGTAGTATACACCCACAACATCAGGATAGATGGTGGAAGTGATTACGAACAAGAATATGACATGCTCCAAATGGGTGGAGATCCTGTTGATCTGACTAATTATTCAGCACAAGCTCAGTTGCGGAAACATGCTGGTAGCAAAACTTCTGTCAATTTTACTATCAGTTTTTTAGATAGAGTAACTGGAAAAATAAAATTATCAATTCCAAGTTTTACGACTACGAATCTTAAAGCTGGGAGATATGTTTATGATATTATCTTCACAAAACCTGGAGGTAAAAAAGAAATTGTCTTGCAAGGAAGAGCAACTGTTGTAGAAGGAATTTCCACAAACTGCGATTCATTTGCAAATGCAGGTAACATGACAAGAGTCTGTATTGCAGTAATTGATGAGAGTGACTCTCAAACTACAGCTATAATGGAATCTCAATGGACACAATTTAGATCACAGTTCCCATATAGAAAATTCTACTTATTAACACCATCAGCCACCAATGCTTTTGGTACACCATCCGAAAGTAATGATTTTGATAGGCTTAGATGTCCTGATAATTTCCTAACTGAAACAACAATAAACACTCCACCTCTTATCTAATATGTCACAGCAAGGATTTCCTGGAAATTTTATAATGCCAGATGATAATGCAGACTTTAATTATAGTAATCTCATTATATCTAGAAATGCAATAGAATCTGCTGCAGAGGAGTTTAGAGGTGATTCTTTCAATAATCAATATTCGGACCCTAATGTAGCAGATGATTTAAGAACCCAAATTAGTGGGCTTGCAACAGCTGCTTTGATGTTGGCACAATATTATATTCAACAAACAACATATCAACTTCCCAACGGTCCAGGAACACCAGGAAATCCTATAGAAGTTCCATATGATGATGAAGTAAAATGTAAATTTATACAATCATTGGGATCAAATCCATCTGCTTCTGGTTTATTTAATAATTATCAGAATCACTCTAGAAATTTAGATGGTGTTGCAAATGTTTTCCACGTTCTAGGAAAAAAACAGGGTGCCTTTCATTGGATGCCAGATGGAAGTTTGGAGATAAGAGACACCTATCTATTCACTGGAATGGATGATCTTGGTGCTGCACCAACCATTGATCAGAGGAAGAGTATTCTTGGAATGTTGAATTGGTTAGTAAAATATCTTGTTGGTCTTGCTGTTGGGTTGCCTTTAGTTCCACTTGCAGTTCAAAAAGGTATACAAAACAATATATCAAAAATGCTCTATTGGGCATTTGGGGTCTATGGAGGTGATGCCTCAATAACACGAAATTTCAATCTTTTCAGATGGGCAGAAGTATTTGGAGTCAATGTTACTAACATTGGTGCAATCGAACAAATGGAGTTCAAGGTTACATTTACACCATTAGAAATATGTAAATGTAATAAAAATTTATTCCTTGCAGCAATACGTGATGGATTAATTCCATTTTCAGTATTAGCAACAATACCACTAGATGGCACTTGTGGATTTGAATGTGCCTCTCGTCCTGTTGGTTCTGGACCCGATGCTCTTGGTATCTTACCAAACTATCCACCAGATAATAGAGTTCTACCTGCCTCTACAAGTTCTTGGTCATTTGGCGGTGGCGGTAACTATCCAAAACCATTTACAAGTTTTTCTCAAAGAGTTCAAGAGGCAAATGATATTATGGGACCATATGCTATGGTTGACTTTGGAAATCTATCAGATGGAACAAGTAATAGGATATCAGGAAGAATTAACTATCTAAGCATTGTATGTAGTGGTGCTCCGAATGAAATTGGATTTATTCACGTAGACTGGTATAATGCAGATCAACCAAAACCAGCAGCATATGGTGATAACTTAAGTAAAGCAGAATGGTGGGAACAGTGTGATAAAATAACAATGAGTCTTAGATATGCACACCTACCAGGATTTCCATATGTAGATGTCCAAATTGCTAAAGCATCATATGCTGAAGCAGATCCAGCGTTTTACAATCCAGACATACCTCTTGGCAATGCGATTGCTGATAATACATTATTGTTGGGTGCGGTTATGTTTGCAGCAATGAGAGGATTCTGATATGCCATTTCCAAATAGTAATAATAGAAATAGTTTCAAAGCCTTTTTAAGGGCACATAGAAAGAAATTCACCAGCGGAATACAAACTTGTCTGCTTGGTGAAATGACTGGTGCAATGGTTTCCGTTGCATCTGGAATTAATACCAATCAAGTTATAAATGTAGTTCTTTTTGAAACTGGTGAACAGGTTGGTGTAGATACAATCTTCTCCAATAATGAACTATTTTATGTTCCAGCAATGGAAGGAGATTTTATAAATCTTGGAGTTGGAACTGATGGAGACCCAAATAGAGCAGCATATGAATTAGAGTTTATTGGAGATGGTGTTGGTGTAAAATATGGTGATACAACATATGGATTAAATGACACAATTAGTCTTGGTACAGATTCAACATTAACAGTTCTTGGTCTCGGTGGTGGATTATTTCAATCTGGAAATGCACCGACTTACTCTATTGTTGGATCTGCAACAACTATTCAAGAAGGTGGCACTGTAAATTTCACAGTCAATACAACTAATGTTGGATCTGGTACTACCCTTTACTATAATATTGTTGGTAATGTTTCAGCAGCAGATTTTGCCGATAATTTATTAGTAGGTTCTTTTGAAATCAATAATGGTATTGGCACAATTACTAAAGTTGCTGCTAATGATATACTAGAAAATGAAATAACTGAAGGATTTATTGTTAATGTTTCAACAGGATCTACAACTGGTGGTATTGTAACAACATCAAGTCCTGCCACACATATAACAAATCTTGGTTTACCATCA